ACTAAACTTTTACAGGTTTCTAAATCTTTTTCTCTAAAAGATTTAATTTTTGTTTGAAGATTCACGCAATTCATAATATAAAAACTCCTATAGTTTGCCTGTGTACTGTGCAACAGCAGGCATGTTACCCGTGAAAGCGTAAGTACCGATATGTTGTGTTTTCATCCATGGACACAAATAAATTTGCCCGCCCATTTTACGCCACATTTGACAGAACATATAATCTTCTGACAAGTAACGATCCGAACCACCACCAACGATTGATTCTTTGGTGTCGATTACTGTATCAAAGTATGCATGAATATACCTTGAACCATCAAAGTTAGCTTGGCCAACATGGTCTGGTTTGTACTTGATAGTTGGATATTGAATTGCCATTTTATCAAAGACTGTTCGGTTAACCAACATGTAACCAGTACCAATTTCCATAACCTCAAGAGGTTCAGTAACTTGGAATTGTTGTGTTCCTTTTACAACATTGAAAACATATTCACCAACAAGGTTTTCAAGTTCTTTAGGATTCAAATCAGGATGTGTTCTTGCAGCTTGTGCAATGTTACCCCAATTCATAGATTTTTTAGGATACGGACCACCAATAACATCTTTATCCAAAGCAAGAAGTGCTAAAACATCTTGTGGGTTAAAGTGAATGTCGGAGTCAATAAACAATAAGTGTGTGTAGTCTGTGCGAAGAAACTCATCAACAAGGTAGTTGCGAGCTCTTGTAATCAATGATTCATTGAAAAGAAAAGAAAATTTGGTTTCAACTCCATATTTTCCCATTGTTGCTTGTAAGTCTAGGCATGATTTCATGTATAAACCATGATTCATTCCACCATACATCGGTGTGGCAACAAACAGTCTTTTCTTTTTTAGTTCTTCAATGTTAACTTGTATTTCCATAATATGCCCATTCTATAATAAAAAAAAGGAGAGATACTAATATATATCTCCCCTTTTGCATTTTTCCTAAGAAAAATTAGGCAAATGCACGCTCACCAGTGGAACGAATTGCAGCGATGCCTGCAGCAACCATACGCTTAGTTGGTGTACCCAAGCGATAGAAAGCAACTTTGTCACCATTCGCATTGATGCGGGTGTTCAGGTAAATTGCATTACCTTCATTACGCAACTCGTTGATGGTTGCGGATGGATTTGCAACACCGAATACTGATTGCATTTTGTTTGCAGTCAAAGTGTTGTAAGAACCTTCTTTAGAAAGATAGGCAAGGACTTTAGATTTTGTAGACATAATATCTCCATGATAAAAACGAATCGCAATTGAAAGGCATTTGAGAGGCGATTCAGATAACTCTCAAATATGTTATAAGTATACACTAACTCACTAACGGAGTCAAGCGTTTATTAGGTACAAGTAAAAAAAGACCCGACATTTGCCGGGTCAAAGTACCGAAAGGAAATTTAATTAGAATGGAACTTCTTCTTCTTCTGTATCTGAGGTAATCTCAGGTTGTGGTTCAGGTTCAGGTGCAAGCAACTGTTCAACAGAAGCGCCTGCATCAACTTTGGTGTACAAGTCAAGGAATGATGCCTTAGTGTCATCATCAAAACGGTTCAAACAAAGACCAATCGCCTTCATCTTATCACTAAAGATACCGAATGTCTCAACAATGTGTACTAAACGGCGAGTGGAAATCACTTCATCACAACCACCGTCAGCAAATGTTTTACGAATTACATCAGCCCAAGTAACAAGTTTCTCGGCAAAGTCATCATCGGCATGACCAACAGAGGCCAATTCTTTTTCGATAATCTTTCTTTCTATACGAACAGGTGGGAATTCTTGTTCCATTGTTGTACGGAATCTCTCAAGGAAAGCCTCATTCAATACATTGGTAAACATGTAACGACCATCGTCAGAACCTTTACCTTTAGTATTTGCAGTAGCGAATACGGTGAAACCGGCCGCAGGTGTAATCAATTCACCTTTCTTTTTCAGCATGAATGGTTTGCCTTCAAGCACTCGTTGCAATGAGGAAAGATTCTGAGCACCATAATCAATCTCATCAATACAAAGCACGGCACCTTGACGAGCAGCGATAGTCACCGGACCGTCACGCCATTCCATATTACCATTAATCAGAACATAGTTGCCGAGTAAATCACTTTCATCGGTTTCAGGTGTCATGGAAATACAAACGAATTTGCGTTTTGCCTTAGCACATGCCTGTTCGATTGACATTGTTTTACCGTTACCAGAATGACCAGTAATGAAAACAGGAAAGAAGCGCATTGATTGTACGATGGAAATTACATCATCAAAGTTGCCGAATGGCACATAATTTTTATATGATTTAGGAATCATATCCGACATTTCAAGGTCGGTGACTACATTAAGAATACGATTATCGGATTTTTCTACATGTTTAATCATTGGAATAACTTGTGCTTGTAAATTAATTGTAGCAGGTGCAATTGTGTTTACTTGACCTGATGTAGGCACTTTGTAAAGACCACGACCAACTTTATTGCTTGGTTCTCTAGTAAACCATTGAGCACTTGAAATGCCAACAGATTTACATACTTCTTTAATTTCGGATTTTGTTACAGTAGTTTTACCCAAACCAATAAGGTTTTTGATAAACTGTTCACGGACTTCGGTACGATTACTCATAATATAAAATACTCCTTCAATTTCAATAACACCATTATAACACACCTATTTCTAGGTGTCAAGCCCCTCTGTTGTTTTTAGGCAACAGTTAGGCAGCAATGCCCTGTATGAATTTCGAGACTAGCACTCGGTTGATTGCTTTCTTTTTATTGAATTTCATAAAGGCGTTTTTCAATTTGTTGGTGGTAAATTTACCCTCAACTTCAATTTCCTCAGTCTCGGTAACTAAGTCACTACCGCCAGATACAAGATAAAAGGCATCGTAACCAGGACGATGAGAGATGAGGAATTTTTCACTTTTGAATTCTTTCACTAATCGTGTTTGTTCAATTACTTTTTGTGAAAAATTGGTTCTTTGCAATTGATTCAAATCAGAACCGTCAGGAAAAACATAACGATTGTGAATTGCATTTTTCACAGAACTACGATAACCGGATAACAAAAAGAAACCAAAGATTTTTGATTCTGTTGTTACACGGAACCAATCTAAAATACCATTTGTCAAAATATCAGAATGTGTTGCATCTGGTTTATCAACCAATTGCCTTTGATACTTATGTTGTCTATCAGTTATGATAACATTGGTTGAACGGATATTAAAACCTCTAGCGACTTCAACTTCTTCTTCAACATTCGTAATGTAATTTCTTCTTGTATCCATTGTTTTGTATGCGGAACAATTATCAGCATCACCGTCATGCACAATCACCAGACTACTCATATCTAGATTATTTTGTTTACGGAACGCCTTCATAACACCAGCAAGGGCAACAATAGCCTGATTCATAGGTGTATTGGACAAATTCTCTGATTCAGGTTGACCGATATAGTTTGCATAATAACGGTGGTTGAATACATAGGACTTTTTCAACAAAATCATATTGCGAAGTGCCTTTGAATATTCAGCATTACTCATTTTTGAGTTAAGATATTCACGGAGAAAAACATCTCTCAAATACAAATCATTCAATTTTACATTAAAAGATTCTTTTGATTTTTTGTGATAGTCATCAGGAGATAAACCAGAATCAATCATATTGGAAGTGGTGCAATCACCAAAACCATATACGATGAATGGAATATTCACTTTACGGCAGAACATGGACAGAATCAAAATCTGTTCAATAGAACCTGCCATGTTTTCAGACATAGAACCAGAACGGTCAAGCAACAAAATCAATCCGTGTGATTTGCCCTTTGGCACAATCATCACTTTGCGGAAAATGTTATCGTCAAATTTATACGATGATAGTTTGTTTACATCGATATCACCAGTATCAGAGATTTTTGTTTTACTGTAAGACTTGGCAGCCTTACGCATTTCGAATTCTTTGGCAAGCAACGAAATGTATCTCTCATTCTTGGACTTGAATTCATTAACATACTCTTTAACTTTATCTTCTGTTAAACCACCATCTTCAATTCGTTGATTGTAATATTCACTTAGTAATTCTTGCACTCTTTTAGCAGGAGTAATAACATTACTATAGTTAGCTTTTGGTAAAGTAACATACAAATACTCACGGCACTTCTCATCAAGCAACATAGATTCATTGTTGCGGAAGTTTTCATCAGTTTGACATTTTGGATCAAACTGGTCTACACTAGAAGGTGCTGATTCTTTATCACGGTTAACTGATTTGTCGGAATCATCGGAATCACTTTCGCCTTCACTTTCGCCTTCATCAGGCTCATTACCTTTTTGATTGGTTTCTTTATCGGATTGTTCTTCTGATTTTTCTTTTGATTCTGAATTAGGTTCACCTTCGGATGTTTCATTTTCATATTCATCCGACTCTTCATATTCATCTAGGTCACCATCACCGTCACCATCATAGCCATCATCAAGATTGGCAATATCATCAAAGTCATACAATTGCATATCGAATTGTTCTTGCTTGGAATAGGCATAAATTTCATCGGTGAAATTGATAACATCATCCCAAGATTCAAGAGATTGGATTCTATTTACAAAATTCAATTCTTCTGGAGAGAAACTGATTTTGGCAGTATACTGAGATTTGGTATAAATGTTCAATCTCTCAATAAATGCCATTGTGTTAATCTCTCGGTTTTTCAAACCAAAGAAATCTTGTTTATTCAATTCAGCATAGGCATCACGGAATGATAGTCTTAATCCAGGATATTTTCTTTGGACTTTTTTCTCAATTCGAGCATCTTCTACAACATTCAAAAATGACTTGTAGTTCTTACCCTTAGTTTTGTCAGCAACGGCATCATGCCAACCTTCCGCAGGAGTATAAAGTGCATGGCCGACCTCATGTCCACCAAGTAAATCATACATCACTCCAGACATATTTTGCCAAATTGGAAGATACAGCACACGATTTTTTGGGTCAAACT